CGTTGTTGTCTCCTTTACTACGGCGCGAATATTTTGCTGCCCTGCTTGCCCGGCGCTTTCTACCTGCTGCACATAAGCATCAAATCCAGTATCAACAATAGCCCCAGTGAAGGAGAGTTCCCAGTGCCATGGGATGTCCTGTGTCCGCTCACCGACTTGGCCTAATGGTTGGAATTGTTTCTGACTGGACTTACGGTCTGACGTAAAAGAATCGAGTTCGTTAATAACCAAAGGACCAGTAGGCAAATACAGGTCAACTACGACTGAACTCCCTAATATACGATCTTGACCCAAGCTAATCCTCTCCTTTCTAAGACGCTACACTTGACGTAGTAACAGTGCTTGTACTGATGTCAGCGAAGACGCTAATCTGTTTGGCTGACCCAAGTAGTCGCACTTTGTAATTAACTACTAATGACCCTGCGGCAACGGTCGTTGGGGTATTGTTGCTCGTGTCACAAATAACAAGGAAGCTGTCAATTTGCTTATTCGCAGGATCGGATGGATTAGCCAGTGGCGTAAGGAAAGCATCAAGGCTTCCCTTCACATCTTTGCGCAGGGAATCCATTGGCGAACTTGACTGCATTTCATCGACAGCCCAGCCCATGGATGACACTGCTGAATTTTCGAGGAAATACCGTGAACGACGCACGTATAAATCTCCGCCATTTGCGGCTACGCCGGAACGCGTACCAACTCCACCACGAGGAATGTTGTCCGCCACACAAAGAACACCAACCGCTTGAAGGGTTGCTAGGTCCACCGGGCTTCTAGGTGTTACTGCTGCCAGCGTTCCGTAAATCGATTTATTGCCCCATGACTTATACCACGCTAATTGTGCTGCCATACCTGCAACCAATGCCGTTGGTGCAATGTTGCGGTTTGTCCCAGTGTCCGTATCATACATGGTTCGCCACCCATCACAGTACGCCATGTTATCCTGCACGTTCGCATTCCCCGTAACTGTGGCGGTTACTGTAGCACCGGGCGCTAGACACGTTAAGGGTATGCAGTCGTAAGTATTTCCATGTACGGCTACTGCTGAGTTAACAGCAGGGCTGTACTGGTTTGCCACAAAAACCATGTTGCCCGTTATGGCGTTTAATGCCATTAGGCCCGTGTTAGTAGTCCCGATAAAATCACTATCTCCAGGTGTGCCATTGCCGCCGCCCGTGAAACTAAATGTACCAGTGACCGGAAGTAGTGAGCTTGGAGATGTGGGCAACGACGCTATGACGATCTTACTTGCGGCATTGATCGTGGCTACCGCAGTGGAATCCGTTAAGCCTGTGTAGGTCTCAGACGTGTTTGTTCGTGGGTCGTAGATCGTTAGGCTAAAAGTTGAGCCGCTTACTGCAACAGTTACCGTCATATTGTTGGCATCGCTACCCAAGATGGCCGTGGTTAATCCTGTTTGTGGGTGAACTTGTGCCGCCTCAAGAGTGAGCACTTTACCGGCTGATACATCTTCCAGTGTGTATTCTGCCGGAGTGGCAGTGGTACCGAATACCGGAGTGATTTGCAATCCCCCTGCGTACTGCTTGATAAGGGCTTGTATATTCAGCGGGCCATTTACCGACAGTGTAGAGGGACCAAGGTTGCGTACTGCCGTATTGTAGTCGCTGATCGTGTAGACTGCTCCAGGGATACCCCTGGTAAAATCACCGACCATTTTTACGATACCTGTTACTACGCCCTGAATGTTCGGGGGGCTTTGGGTTTCAATGATATACACATCGTCCAGGACTTGTCCTGCTGTACTGGAAACGATTGGCATTGTTTCACGTCCTTTCTACGTGGTGGTTGTCGGGCTGATGTCGTAAGTAGGGGTAATGCTAGTAACCTTGTAGCCCTGTACCCCGTCCAGAACGCGAGTTATTACCTCAAAGGTAATATCCCTCCGGTAAAAATTATCGCGTCCTTCTAGTATTCGATCGCCGCCTTTAAAATCAAAACGCGCCGTATTTACGGCATTGATCGGAAGTTGTATTTGATTGATTAGATACTGCTTAATGGCCCAGCCTATATCCAATCGCTGCTGGGGGCAAGTCGTAAATACACTTAGCTGGAGCAGATATTTCATCTTTTTAGTCTCAAAATAAACGGCTCCTGTTCCGTCAGAATTGGTGACGGTTTTAAAAACTTTAGCCCGTCCGGTAGTATTTGTTCCTTTTTCTGACACCTTTACAAAAAAGACACTAGGGAAGTTTACTCCGGTGTCTTCAAACCATTTAGGGTCGGGCCATCCCTGGGGAGCGTATTTAAGCGTTGGTACCAGGCTCATAAGTTGAGTTGAGAGCGTAGTGCATACATCGTCCCAGGGATCTACGGTAAGTATTGGATCGTTGGGAATCATTTACATTCCCCCCTTACGTCGAAAAGAGAGCTATTCCTAGTGCATCGCTTAAAGCCTTTTTAATAAAATCTCCATTTTCGTAGAGAGCCGGGCGCAAGAATGGGCGTGGTGGTATCCCTCGGTCCGTGCCAAATTCTTGCCACTCACCCACGGGATCATTTGTCCCAACTGCCGCTGACATATTGGCTTCATCGATCTGGATAGCGATCGATTGCCTAAGTGCGACAGGATAGGTCTCTTTCTTCTGACCTGCGGGATAGTGCCCGATAAGCGGGTCTGCACCGCCGCCAGCTAAATCCATTTTTTGATGCAGGGTGTCCAACGTGAGTAGTTCCCAGGCCGGGAATTCTCCCACTTCGGGTTGGTATTCTCCAAACTTTGCTTGCGCTGTTTTCTGAACCTCTACAGCAGATACCCTAAGGGCCGGGGCAACTGCAGCGTTAATCTTCGCAGGCGCTTCCATAAATTTTGTTATTAATTGCGAAAAAGTAACCTGTTTCACTAGATATCCACCTCCCTCTCTGCTTTGCAAGACATAAGTTGCTGCTGTCCACCAAGGCCAAACGGCCACGTAGAACTCGTCCGGAATGTGTGACCGTTCCAATTTACCTCATCGTTTTCACTAATGGCGCCAACTGCGGTGTAAAATTCAAGGACTTCCTTAGGCTTGCCGCCGGCTACGACTGCTGAAATATCCACCTCAGCTTTAACAATCACAATACTGATAGTCGTTGTGACAGGGGCTTGAGTAGGCTTGCCGAACTTATCCCTCGGGACTGCTTCGTCGGCTGCTGATGGTGTCATTGTGACCTGCACAGCGTTATCATTTAGGGCAAGTGTTAAGCGTGGAGCGTCAAAACGATTATCGCCTAATGCCATGCCATCACCCCGTCATTCCACTAGGACGTTTAATAATATCGCGTTCGAATTGTTTCTCAAGCTCAGTAGCGCGGGCTTGTAAGTTTTTGGCCACCGTCCTGTCGTCAATTTCGATATCGTTTCCCGTCTTATACATTTGCAACTTTACGCTGTAATCCGTGGCAATTGAGCGCAAAGCCTTGACACAGCCGGGGAGTAGGGCATTGTCGATATCCAAATAGGGTACAGTACAGCCGTTAGTGTCTGCGGTGTAATAAGCATAATAATCAAAATTCAGTACGTAAGATAGCTGCGGGATTGGACTAATAGTCAACAATAAATCACTAGGGTAAAAGTCGTATTTAACTTGCCGCTGATAATGGGACATTGGCGGCGCTGTGATCTGAATTTGTGAAATGAGTGTAAATGGAGACATCATCATAGCTCTATCCGGCGTAATTAACGGCGGAGGATTAACGGCTTCATCGAAGCTTTCATAGTCCTGCGCTATGAAATCAGTCGGCAGGGTATAGTTTGATTGTCCAGCTATGACATTGATTGTCGTGGGCCGTTTGCGTGTTCGGTACTTGGAATAAGTCCTTAAGCCATCGGTAATAAACTGCGTTACTTCGACATCGGTTAATGCTTGAGCGCTCCCGTTATCGCGGATTTGCGTCCGAAACTCGGCGATAAGATCTGTGATCGTCATCACTCGTCACCTGATCTATTGGCTTTAGCTGCAGCCCGTGCTTTTTTCGTTGCTTCCGGATCTGCAACCCTTTGGACCAAAAGTCCGGGATCGGCAGGGTCCACTAAATCCAATTCGTCTGATTCAATTGGCTCGGCATAAGACTGACCAGGTAGTATAACTTGTCCTGTAACTGGGTGGAGCATCGGCTTCTTATGACTGCTTATTAAAATACGATGTGTCACTATTTAACCTCCTTCCCAAAAAGGAAAGGCCGCCGTGTGGCAGCCTTAAGAAACTATGCGGATTGTACGGCTAACAGGATTCAATACATTCCCGTTTACGTCAATAACTTGTGGTGTAACAATGGCGCTGAACTCTTCCCCATACCAAGCTTTGACAGGCAAGAGTAAACCAGTTGTCGGGTCTTGCTTAGTGATCGGACCTTCAATTTTGTAAGGCGTTTGAATTCCGTAACGAGTTGCGTTCTTTTGGGTGAGTAGAATTCGGTTGTCACCGAAAATCCACGGAGCGTTGATCTTATTCAGGCTGATTTCGTCCCTCGATCCGAAATTGTTATTAGTCGGGTTCAAGGTTACACCGGGTGGTTGTGCGAGCTTGTAAAACATCTGAGCGTTACGGATAAATGTAGAGGTATTTAGGCTGCATAGCCCAATGTTAGCCGGGTTGAAGCGAGGAGAAGATCCCATGATAGCGTTTGTACTTGAGAGTTGCATGAGCAAGGTGTTATACCAAGTTTCTAATGTCGTATAACCAGTACCCATTGTAGAGTGCCACAGATCGTAGTTCGTTGACGCGCTGTAGCTGATTACGGGTAATGTTGTACTAACTACAATACCTAACCCAGTAGCAAAATAAATATCGCCCGTTTCAAAGTTGATAGCAAGACCACCAAGCACTAAGGAGGCGCCACTAACTTTACAAGTAACTGCGTTTGTTGTCACTGATTGAACTGAACCGTTGGCGGTGATAATTTGCTTAGTTCGTGGTCGTGTAATCGGAGTGGATCCAGCAGCAGCAAATTTAAAGGATGAACCATAGGTAGGAGCAGCTGCGCCAGCTTGTCCACCGATCTGTAATTGACCGTGGAACGCTACGTTAGTACCATTACTTACAGCTGTAACAGTTACGCTTTCATTTGTAACTAAAAGTGGGTTGTATTCGTCAGCTGTAACCGCCATATCCCAATAAGCGTAAAGATCGATCTTACGCGCAGCCTGTTTGCCGATATGGTAAATGGCACGGGCAGGAGCATTATAGCGTAATGGTCCGGTTCCCATTGCCTGAATGACGTCTGTGGTTAAGCTGATCGCATTGCGGCGAGCCTTGGGAGTGAATGACGCCCAAATAACGTCAATAACCTGTTCCGGAATCGGGCTATTTTCAGCAACGACGATATCATAGAGTTCTGTTGCCGGATCGATTGATTCATTACTCACAAACGATTCAGAAGGAATTCTCCATTCTGATCCTTCAAAGACGTCCGTCATCATGAATTGGGTAGCTTCGAGGTCTTGGAACTTTTGGATCAAGATTACGGTTTGGATGGATGGCTGATTAAGCAGTTGGGCCGTGGAAACTGACGCCCCACTATCCATAAGTGCTTCGACCTTCTCCGCTGAATCCTTCATTGCTTGATACCCGATATCTTTTTGCTCGAACTTAGTTAATATCTTATCAATCAATTCTTGGTTATGTTTACGGAGGGCAAGGTCAGGAGTGAAGCCCTTTTCTTGGTCAATGCGATCAAAGGATTGCATCATGCTATCTACAAGAGGCTGCCACGGCTTAGGCTCGTTACCTATCTGGACTCTATGCTGGCCTTCGGCGGTGTGACCAGGTGTGAATCCGAGGGATTGCAGGAACTCATTAGCCGATACACTGCCGGCCATGTCAAGGACGCTATCAAGGACTACTTCGGCTTGTTCCTTGGACTTTGGTTCCCCCATTGCTTTTTTGATAGCATCTAAAACCTGTGGAGTATATTTTGGCTTTAGTTCTTCAAATTTAGAATCAAGGAAAACTACAGCTTCATCTCGTTTTTGTTTTATCTCTTGGGCTTGTTGTTGCGCGTCAAGCATAACCCTATAGGGCTCATTCGCTTTGGCGATCATAGCTTGGATTTCTTCTTGAGTTGGCAATTCATCGTCCCCCTTATTATCAATTAAGCTATCTGTCATTGGATTACCGCCTGGCGGATCTTGAACCGATCGACCCGCGCCATAATTCGGAGAATCGTAGCGACGGTACAGGTTTTGATTCGAGGATGTTGTTACCTGGATGCCATTAAAGACGTCGTAACGACTTTTGCATTTCGGGCATTGCCAAAAGTCCACATCATCGTCTTTATCTGGATCAACCGGAGTAAGTACGGTGCCATCTAGCGGACAGATAGGGTCATTAAAGTTCATGCCATCCAGCATGGCCTCCATTTGGCTGTCTGTCATGACGATTTGTTCTGCCCCACATCCCTCAGTTGCTGGGTCTGGAACGTAATCGAAGGTTTTTAAACTCATTGCGTTTGAGACAGATACCAGGCTGTCGTTGATAACTTTTTTACTGGATCGACCAATACTCCGCAAACTAACCCCAACTGGCTCCTTAGCACGAATCAAGGCCGCAATGTTACGCCCTTTGGTTGTGTCGAAAATGTCTGAGTCAAACCAAACCCATCCGTCACTGTCCATCCAAGGCTCTCCAGTAATGCGCCCCACGCGGTTATCGAGATTTGTTAGAAACTGAATTTGACCATTTGAATCTTCTCGATGCGCTGGATGCGGCGATTCAATCGGGTCCCATTTACCTTTGCTTTGCTCAAGGCTATCCGTGATCACACTGGCTGGATACATCCTCTGGTGATTGTTAATCACATTCGCCCTTGTGCCTTTATTACGAACGCGCATAATAATACCCGGCGGGAGCTTATCCTTATGTTCCTCATTTGCAGAATCAAGAAGCACCTCCGGGCGCTCGTATATGGCGTCTGTCATAGCGGTCTTATCCCAATCTGAGGTATCAACGCCTGCTTTCTTGGCCGCTGCTAATATGTTTTTTCGGGCAGTTTTACGCTCGGCATCCGTAAGCCCTTTAGCTCTGTCAACCATGTCCCAGCCAAGGGTTATGTGACTTTTATCTGTTATGGGGAACATTCGTTTACTCGGTAATGCGAATTGATCTTTGGACAACTTGTCACGCTCCTTAGTGTCTAACGTAGCCATCTAATCGCTCCTTTCTAGGTTTTTGGGTAATAAAAATAGTGCGTCTACAATGCGCACCACCGCCTCTCAAGTATTTAATTTAGTCAACTGGTAATAAAATACATCTACAATTTGGGTGAACAGGCGGAGCATCAACATCCGATATGTCGAACACTTCACCATCCTTTGCAGCACAAATAGGACATGTCCGATTATCAATCGTCGCTTCCCATCTGAACCTCGTGTATCCAGCTTCTGCTTGATACTTCAAATTTGCAGTATTAAAAGCATAGGCCATTTCAGTGCGGGCAATCATGTTAAGTCGCCATTCAGGCACCTCTATAACATCTCTCATACGTGAAATATAACCCGCAACATCATCGCCATTCGTATAAGCATCGTTTATCACGTTCATGAGATTTTTTTGCGTTGTTTCTTGAATTCCTTTTAAACGATACTTAATTTGATCGCGTAAGATATCTTGAACTTCTTTACTTACTAAATCAAAACTAACGCTTTCGCGTACATCCTTGTGTACAGTTTCTTCAGCTAAACCGATTGATTGCAAATACCCCGCAAAGAATTGATTGCTAAGAGCTTTCTCTTCAAAACTCCAAGCGGTATTGAATTGGCCCATGACATAATTCTGAAGAAGGTCGACATCGATTCTTGCAACGTTAATAACCAATTCGTCCAGCTGAACTTCAGGTTGCCCGGCGACAGCACTCTGCCCCGTAAGATGGGCGACACTCTTGACGAACCTCTCTGAGGTGAGTTTTTGGGCAATTGACGCAAAAGAATCTTTTAACTTACCTGCTAAATTAGATTCGTATTTAGCCATTTTGTCTGATCGCAGGGGGTTCGCTTTCTTTATTTGCTTCGCAACACTGTCCGTCATTGCTTTACCCGCTGTCTTGAGTGTGGCTTGTCCAATGTTGGTAGATGAAGGTTTTTCAGGGTTGACGCTTTGGGCTTCTACGGCTTGAGCTTCCTTGTCGGATGCTATTTCCTTATCGACACCCTTCAACTCATCTTCAATGGCTTGCTCGTTGTCGAGTTCAAGGTGCGGAGCTAGCAAGGTTAAGCCAAGCTTGTGCGTTATGAGCGGCTTAGGCTGTGCGGCCCTGAGTTTCAAGACGTTATCTGTCATCTCAGCGAGTGTATCGTCATCTAATTGTGCCCACCCAATATTAATGGGGATTTCCTCAGGGTTAAGGCCACCAAGAGCCAGGGCCATATTAAATACTGCACGAATTCCGCTGAAGCTCCCCGGATCACCGTGTTCAAGAAGATCTTGGATTCCCTTGCAATCTTCTTTGTATGTTCTCTTTTGGTCCTCGACAACGTCCCGATTGACATTACGGCCAAAACCAAGGATATGCAACGGTACACCGGTCCCAATCATGGCATTTTCAAGAAGATATTCCACGTCTTTGATGTGGTCAAGGTGAGCGTCACCTTCAAGGTTCTTAACGTCGCCTAGCCCGTTGATGTAGTAATCTGCTGTGATCCGAGCATTTTTAGGATCATCCAGTCTGTTTTCTGCCCGGTACTTTTTGACCTCAATGTCGTTACCAGGATTATCTTTGTTCCCGATCACATGAACACGGCGTTGCACGGCCCGTGTTCTACGACGAACAACCATATCCTCTTCGGTCATCTTCAATTTTGCCCACATCTCACGGCCACTGTAGTACTGGGAACGCCCATAGCGTTCGCCTGGTTCATACTTCCAGCGCATATGGTTAATCGACCATAGGGGGAATGGTTGAATGTCCTGACGAGTAATTGGGTCGATCTGCATAAACGCTTTCTTGATGTCAGGAAAACTATCCGTCATATCGTCTAAGCGTTCCATGGTGATAGCCGGAAGGTTCTTGATCCGTGTAATATGCGCGGTTCTTCCGTTCTGGTCCATCTCAGCTATGGTATTCAGAAATATATCCCCATCGCGCAAGACGGTTCGTGCCCAAGCTGGGAGATGCGCGTTTAGCTTAGTGTCTTTCATCATCTTGTTTATAATGGCTTGGGCCTCTTTTTGGATCTTGCTATTCCGACATGTGCCAACGGTAACCGCAATTCCGCCACGAGTAGCCGCATTTGCCATAACATAATTTGCCCTATCAAGGCGGCTGTCGCGTTTCACCAAAAGGTCGAGATCTCGAAGAAGCGTTCGCCGCTCCCATTCCAGCACAAAGATTTCGTAGGGCCACAGCATAGGCGAAGTTTTAATGGTTAGCCCAGGATCGTCTTTTGCTGTGCGCGTTGCGTTCTCTGGTAATATACCGACAAACGAATCAAAGAGTTTTGTTAATAGATTTGCCACACTAAGCCCTCATCTCCTTTGATGGGTTTGGTAAAACGATTACCCTTTGTCGATTAAGCCCGCGTAGCTATTCAATCTCTTGCCCAGTTCAGCGTGCCATTTAAGAATTAGATTAGCATCTATACGCTCTACGTCCGTTTGGAAAGTTGAGTATTCGTAGATTGCCCTGCTCAATTCTTGAATACGGTGCAATTCAAGAAACTCTTCTGGCTTAACACCGAGAGGCGGTTTAGCTATCCGCTTGGGGCATTCTCCCTGTCCGCTAACTCGTTTTAATTCAACCTCACCGCGCTTTGCTTGGTAGTACGGTCCAGCTCCGCTCCCACAAATCCGATTCTTGCTATCAAGAACATGCGTCAAAATAAACCCGGCTTCTTCATCGGCGAATACGCTCAAAGATTCTCTTTGCCCATTCAGGTAAACTTCCCAATCCATAGAGTCTAGATCGTTAATTGATTTTCTCATTCTGTCTCCCTCCGGTAAAGCCATACGTCTATCTTAACGCTCCGAGGCCTTTTCCTTAGGGCTTCTCGTATCTTCGGACTAACTTCATCAAGCGAGACCACCCACACATGCAGGAGATAACGCCCTGGTGTTGACGGTTCACACATTACGTCGTAAACACCATCAATGCTTAAAACCTGCTGTGTGGCCTTGCTTATAGACCACCGCCAACGATTGATCCACGCCCTACCCCACTTGACCCATGAACTAACCCACCTACTGAAGAAACTCGCCATAATAATCCTCCTGCAGGATATCCTCGTAGGATACCTTCGATACTCCCATAATGACCTGCGATTGACTTGGCTGGAGCGCCCAATTGCTTAACGCCAGTGCCCAAAATTTATCCCCGTGATGCTTTTCGTTTCGCTCCACCGAGTAGCGAAAAGCCCCGGTACTGGTTACCTCGCGCTTAATGGCAACGATCTGACTTATAAGATCCCGATCATTGGGGATTAAAATTCCACTGCGGCCTTTCTCAAACTCTTTATGGAGTGGTATGACCATGGCTTCCTTACTCGAATTCGTAAACGATATGGGCTCAACTTGTCCACCGTGCTTCTTCTTAAGATCCTCAGCCATGTTCATACCCAAGCCTGTTTCGTCAATGCACAACCGGATCGGCTTGGCTATCTCAAGAAATCTAGTTAACTCATTCTTCTGTAGGGCAAAGTCTGACTGTTTGTAGGTATCCATAAAGCGAAGAATCTTAGATGTCTCTGTCGCGTCCAAGCTAACAAGCTCAGAGGCATCTTTGCGCCGACCAACGTCATACCCGCCGCCTAGTGCGCCTTGTGTCTTCTCTCGAAGCTCCTTAAAGCTTTTAGCCGTAAGGCGGTCTTGCTCAGACTTTCCTTCTTCGCCCTCGTCATCCATCACGCATTTATAAATCATCTCTAGTGAGAAATAGGATGAGCTGTCATCGACAAACGCGCATTCAAACTCTTGCTGGAATCCATCCATGTCCATCGCGTTAAATAACTCGTGCAGTTGTTCGGTGCCGAATTCCTCTATACGCTGGAGC